CACACCCTGTCAATCCAGATCGCGAGCGCTTCATCCTCAGCTGCCACCGCGCTGAGAAACCAATCGCTGATATCTATTTCGTCTCGGTCATCGGCATCCATAGCGCGCTTGCCCTCCCCGGCTGACAGAGAAGCGTGCGCCAGATACCGCACAGGTATGCTGAACCGTCTACGACACGTCCTTCGCCCGGTGTCGAGGATAGCACGCCGTGCCGGCAATTGTGACAGTCGCGCGATGCCGCCCAAGCCTCCCAGCACCACGCGCACAGCTTCATTTCTGCGCTCCTGCCACGCATCACGTATCCACGCCCACATTGTGCGCATCTCCTCTCGGTACTCACGTGACCACCTCCTCAAGTAGCCTTGCGTCATATCTCGGACGGCAAACGGCAGCGTTCAGCTCGCACACATAGCCAAGCCAAGCCTGATCATTTTTAGTGCCCCACTTGCAGCGACCACATGGTACAGGCTTGACGGTGATGGATACTGATGTGTCGCGCGGAGCATTTTTTTTAGCCCGATTGCACTTTGTACTGCAATACGCGCGATTGCCTGGTGTGATAAAATACCGCCTACATAGTTTGCACTGCCTTCTATCGCTGCTCATGCAATATTGCCCCCGCCCACGGCTTGCAAACCGTAGCACTCCTCAAGCACTCCCACCCTATATCCGACGCAGGGTTTGGCTTTCCAGCCCTGCAGCTCGCGCACGGATAGCTAGGATATGATGGCGGTATAATTTTCTCGGCCTTTGCCTTGGCGCGAGGAAGATTTTGCTGGCGCGGACGCTCCTGACAATAGGTACACCGAGTATGGCCAGGTCGCCTGATGACTGCCTCGCACAGATCGCACTTGACGACTGGCTTCTTTTCAGCACCCTGTTCACAGGAGATGCATTTTGTGCGGCCACCAAAGCTTCGCGTCCGCAATCCGCATTTATCGCAATTGATCGTCTTGGCGGTCGAGTAAAGGCATTGGTGGCAAATCCATCGTTTACTCTTGAGCGATTTCGAGTCTGCGCGAGCAAGCATCTCGGCTCCACACTCGCACCTTATCGTATAACACTTTATGCCTTTTTTTTCATAATACGCGGTCTTGCACGCCAGACTGCACGTGTGAGCCGAATGCCCCGTGTAGTGGAATTCCGACCCGCATATCTTGCAATCCCGTAACGGTTTTGAGGCGCGTTGTGTGCGCTTGACGTATTCCCGGTAGCAATCTTGACTGCAGCAAAATTGCCCAGGGCTCGTGACTCGCTTCAAGAATTCTTTGGCACATTGCCTGCACTCATGCGTGATCGTCTGCATCTCACCGACACGGCGCAAGTAAGACTCGACAAGCGGTGCCTTGCATCGATGCGAACAAAAAATTTGATTTGACGTCTTTGCGATGAATTCTGAATCACAGCGCTTGCATCGCAATATTTTGGGCTCGCGCATCATGACTTCACGACCTCGATCACGATCGGCGCGTAAAGCTCCTCCACCTGCTTGCGCTTCATCTTGGACATCGGAGTGTCGACGCCTTTAACGTCAACCCACCTAATGGATCCACCAGACTCAAAAATGCAAAAGTCACAAACGTACTTCACTCCGCCAGGCAAATGAAACGGCACCTGCCGCAAGTACTGCACCACTTCACCAGCCGCCTTGGCCCGGTCAAGCTGCTCCGCGAAGGCCAGCTCAGCCTTACTGTCGAATCGATGTCCGTCCCGCTTTTGCGGTGACGCATTGTATTTGTGTCTGATCATGTTCTCCTCAAATGTTGAAAAGTGAATAACTCGATAAGCGCCTGTTTTAGGCCTTCATTTTATCCGCAACGTCTATAATCACCTTGGACGCATACAACAAGCCTTGTTGGGCATCCTGTTGCGGTAGAACGCGCATTGATTCGCACCTCAATCGTTGCGTTTCAGCAAAGTCACGCAATTCCGTGACGGCGCGCTGGAAAGTCTTGGCCATAAAGTCCAACTGCTTTTGATCGTGAGCCTCAAGGATCGCCCTTGCGCCACCAATCCTGTCGAGACCAACACGTTGCTCAGTCGTCAATTGCGGTTGCGTGGTCGTCCGGGTCTCGCTGTCCCACCTGCCGTGCGGACCATACTCGCAAACAAGGCGCACCGTGTCGGCCCACAATTGCGCCGTGTCCTCCACCGGAGCGGCCCACCTGCGTATTTGTGCCAGCGTTGGCCATTGGTCGCTTGTTCGAGCCATATGGCGCACCGCAGCCAAAACAGCTTCGCCGGGTAGGTCTTGTAGTTCTCGGTACCACATCTCGACAACCGCTTTGTCCTGCATTCGGATTCGGCCTGGGTGATAGGCCTCCAACAAGGCCATCAATGCCACGTGTTCTTCGCGTGTCAATTTTGTTCTCCTTCTGCTAGCCAGCTGGCCAGCGATGCCCTCACCACGTCGCCGTGATGCATCTTGCGCTCTGGCGGTTTGAATTGTATCGGGTCGTCAAGCCAACCGACCTGGTTCAACCAGGTGGATGCGTGTCGCCATTCTGGTACCCAAGCGCCAGCTCGCCTGGCAGCCTCGCGCTGAATCACCTGCTGCTCGACTGCCTCAATCACGTCCTTGGCCATGTCGTCGCTCTCGACGATTTTATCCCACATTTGCTTTGCTTTTTGCTTGCTGCCTTTACCGGGGTGCGCAAGCCAAAACTCGGAAAAACGTAAATCGAGTATTTCAGCGTGCGGACGCGCGCGTTTACTCTCTCGTTGTTTTGGTTTTGGTACTGGATTTGGAGACGGAATTGGATTTGGTATTGGATATGGATTTGGTATTGGTATTGGTATTGGTATTGGTATTGGGGCATTGCCCTCCGCATCAGTCCGCAATGCGGTGTGCATGCGCTCCGCATGCGAGTCGCATAATTCCGCATTGCGCTCCGCATCATCAGTATCATTTGACTCAACGCCAGAACGCTTGTCCCACCTTGACTTTGCGGCTTTTTTTGCTGCCTCACTCCGTTGCGCGCTGTGGTAGCACCATGGTTGATGCTCTGCCCAGTCGTGGATAGCAAACCCACCATCGATCTCGTCAACCAAACGCAAATCAACCAAGATTTGCACGATATTTTCTTGACCTTCCCAATCAGCTGCAAGCATCAAGTCATCTTCGTCAAGTCCAGACAGATCACCATCTGGCTTGTGCTTTGCAACCCACGACCACAAACAAAGCAACGCAATAACGCCTTCAGCACCGAGTCTGCGCTTGAGTTTTTTTATCTTAGTGTGACTAAAAACATCAGCGTTTATGCGAAGGTCATTCGGCATTTATTGGCGCTCCGTCAATGACTTTACGTCGTTCTCATTGATTCGCCACACCCTTGAATTCAGCTTAGCAGCCGGCAAGATTCCATTTTTGACCCAATTGCGAACTGTCTGCGTGCTAACCTGCAGCTTTTTCGCTACTTGGCTCACAGTCAAAAATTGTTGATATTCTGTCATATCGCCCTCCTATTTGTATAGTCTCGCAAAACAATGGTATCAAAGCGGAAACAAAATGCAAAGACTTTATCTCCGCTTTTTTCGGCTCTTTAAAACGGCATCTCGTCAGAATCGCTTGACGGCGCATCAATTCCTGGCGCAACGCGTTTCGTTCCACCGTCGATTTCGATCAATCGTGCGTACATTTGAAGCTTGCCTTCAGTTGAGACGATGCGACGAATCTCGACGATGCAGCTTACCTTATCTCCTTTTCTGAGGTTCGCTAGCACGTATTGTGCCTTCGTGCCCATTGCATCGACTGTGACCCACTGAGTCAAATTCCCTTGTGATTTCGTGTATCCGTACTTGACAGCGCAAGAAAATTGCACGCCTTCATACTCCCCAGTCTTTGCCTCCGGGTCGCGTCCGACATTTCCTGTTATAGTTGCGATAAACATTATTTGTTCTCCTTTTTGGCTTTGCGGTCTGTGATCAGCGCGAGTTCGATCTTGGCAACATCATTTAGGGTCAGGTCGGCCGTGGCACCTGGCATACCGTGCGTCGCCAAGAATACTTTGAGCCACTCGGCATCATAGCCGGCTTCGCGGATTTTGCTCCAAAGTGTGAGCGTGTCCTCTTTGGTGGCTTTTTGCGCGCCAAGGTCTTTTGACTTTTCAGCCTTGACCTGCTTTGCATGGACTGGAGGCACTGGCTGTGGGGCATCAGCTAGCTTGCTGTCTGCAGATTCGTAAAAGTCCGCCACCGCGAACGCCGTGCCGAACCCAGCAACCGCAAGCGCACGGCCCACCGCCACCGTCTCGGCCTTTTCGACCCAGCCAGGCGGGAAGCCTTTTTGCGTCTCGCTGCCGTAGGCTGTGCCGAGAAGCTTGCCCTCACCGTCGATCACGGTGGCGCGGTAAAGTGCGAAGCCGGCTTGCAGATCAAGCTGCACCAATTCAGTCGTGATCGCACCGCCAGGGTGCTGGTCGCGGAAAAGCAGCACGCGCCCACTAACCTTGAGATACTGCTGCCCCTGCAGGGACATGAAGTGCGGTTTTAAGTCGACGCTCATTTTAGCCTCCAATCAAGCGCTTGACGATGCGCAACAAGTTGATTCGTTTTGAGGCGCGCTCACGAGCCGCCTGGAGCCTGCGATCGAGTTCTTTTTGGCGGCGTTCGGCGTGGATGTCGTGCAACAAAGTGTTCATTCTAGTAGTCTCCTTCAAAGACGTACGGGTCAGTACCGTATGCATCGTCTCGCTGCTGGTCATAATCCTCGGCAGCGACATCTTGTCTAACAATTTCAGTCACTGTGTTCTCCTCTTCGTGGTGGCGGTGCGTCAGTGTGCGGGTATCACTACCCGCGGTGTGTGTGTGCTCAGACTAAATCCGCAACCCTGAAAATGACATCTGACAGACTGAAATCGTTGCTGCTGAATTTCTGGGCGATGGTGTAGCCATTTTCATCGCGGACCGATACTTGATTTGGGGTTATGCCTGCCTGATGTAACTTTGCTGCAGCTTGCGCTTCAAAACAGCCAGCTCTGATAAATTCTGCGATAAGATATGGTCGCAAGCCTGTGTCATACCAAGCTTGGACCGTGCTATCAATTTGCGATTCTGGCAACCATTCTCCAAGAGTTTCGACGATCCAAAGAATTGCCTGGCGACGATCTGCTAAGTACATTGTGTGTTCTCCTCTTCGTGGTGGCGGTGCGTCCGCCTTGATGTATTCAATATACCACAAATTATCACAAGTGTAAACAACTTATGCAAATTTATCCGCACACAGCAAAAAAGCCTCGTGCATGGCGGCCGAGGCTTTTTCGTTTTGCGCCCATTGCCAGCGAAACGCTCGATGGCAAAAGTATTCTACCGCTCCTGGTCTCCTCTTGGCAAGACCGGCTTGTCGGATTGTATGAGGCTGTATCCGCCAGCCGCTGCCAACGCGGCCGTAAACGCCTCACCGAAAAGCGTCAAGTCTCCCGATAGGTCAAGTGTCGCCAGTTGGCCCGTGTAGGCTGCTATGCCAAAGCGCACCGCGATGGATGCTCCAAGCAAGACGGCTGTTATACCTGCCTTGCTTTTTGCCTGGTACGGAATACCAGGTGCTGCCTCGATCCCCTTGGCTACTGTGCTAACTGCCGGTGCGAGCACCAGCGGCAAAATTGTGTTCAAGTCCATCTCCGTATTCTCCTTCGGCCCTGAGCGACTTCGTTGGCGTACCAGCGTGCCTTGCGTGTAATCTCTTCAGTATAGCGCCCGCAGTCCCATCGATCAGGATAGTACCCGTCACAGCGAGCGTACGCGGCGTGATCGGTGATGCGCGCGATTTCGATTGTGCCATCATCAGGGATGCGCGATCCCTTGATTACCTTGTGACGCCGGCAGGTATGCGTCGCGTCAAATGCAATTGCGTATTGCACCGATAGGTCAGCAATCAAAGCCGCGGTCTCTTCAATTTGCCGCTGGGTCGGTAGGGTGCGTGCGTTGGCCATCGCGCACATCGCGATCCCGATGTTGCCCGTGTTCCGCCCCCAAACGTGACTCCCCTTGAACGCAAGCCCCAGGGTCTGAACCGTGCGGCCATCGCCAGTTACGCAGAAGTGGTAACTGTCGTGGGTCTGCGTGTAGCTGCCTGCCGTCCAGTGCAGCGTGATAAGCGTAGGTGTCCCGAGAGATTCATTTTGCATGTGGGCCTCCCCACCATATCGCCCAAGCGGACACAAGTGCAGCCACCGCACCGCTGGCAAGAGTCCGCCCCCAAGTCGTCAATGCTTCCAGACGGCTCACGCGACCCTCCAGGTCGTCCAGGCGGCGCACTAGACCGGTCTTGCCGTTCAGGTCGCCAACAATCGCGGTGTGGATTGCCTCCACACGGCGCTCAATGTCGTCCAGTTTTTTTGCAAGCTCTTCGTTCGGCGCCATGTCACAATGCTATGCGTCTTGTTCCGGTTGTGTCAATAATTCGGATTCTGGCTCAGGTGGTGAAGGAGGCAAAAAGACGTCAGCATCCGGATCATAGGTCCAGCCGATGCCAGGGTACGCGCCTCGAATCGAGCCATTGTAACTGCATTGAACCCACTGGCCTTCACCAAGTAGCGGCCAGGCCAATTCTGCGCGCTCGATGCCGTCCTCGTCGGTAATATCAGAGTTGTTAATGACGTTGACCGTCACAACCAAGCCATCTTCGATTTTCGCAAAATGTGCCATTTGATTTACCCCGTGTAGGTGAATGTGCCGTTGCCCGTGAAAGTATGCAGTGTAAAGCCGTCTTGGCTTGTGATGGTGCCGCCCGTGCCCTTTGTCGCGCCAGGGTAGGATACGATCACGAGACCTGAGCCACCTGCTCCGCCAGTGCGAGCCGTGCCAGAGTTGTTGTTTTGGGCGCCGCTACCACCACCACCCGTGTTGGCGGTTCCGGCTGTACCACCTGATGGCTGAGCGGCTGCTTGCCCTGCACCACCACCAAGGCCGCCAAGTCCGCCTTGGGATCCTCCAGCGCCACCGCCGGCATATGTCGTGCCGAAAAACCTTATTCCGCAGCCGCCACTTGCGATTATTCCTCCGGGACTAAAGCCACTCGCATCTTTACCACTTTCGCCGGCACCACCACCGCCACCGCCGTAGTTTATGCCATCGCAAATTCCACCGTGTGAGCCTTGACCAGTCGTGCCTGCACCAGCTGCTGTGCTAGAAACACCAGCGCCACCGCCAGACCCACCAGTTCCTCCAGACGTGGCCGTATCACCGCCACCACGGCCGCCACCTGTAGACGTATATGAACCAAATGACGTGTTGCTACCCTGTGTCTGTGCGCCACCACCTGCGCCGATTGTGACCGAGAAGGCATCACTTGTGCTGACTGCTATTCGTCGTATCTGTGCGCCACCAGCACCACCACCTCCACCAGAACCATTGGTAGTGCTATTCACGCTGCCACCACCACCGCCGCCGGCGACAATCAGAACCTCGATGACGTTCTGAGCCATCTGCTCGATTCGATTCAATCGCGCGGAGGTGATCGTATCGCCATTTACCCAAGTGTAATACGCCGGCATTTTGCCCCCTATGTCGCGCTAAAATTAATCGTCCAAGTGAATGTCGCCGTCACGCTCGCTGTCTTGACGATAGGTGATGCAAGCAGTGCGCGTGCGATCATCGTGCCGCCAGTTGATGCCGTGAAAAGCCCAATCTCGCGCAAAGTGTTGCCGTTCGCGCTACCTGCCGCAAGGTAGTATTTAAGCGTTGCAGCCTTGCTTGACGTCGTTGCGCTTGTAAGCGCATCACGGAATACCTCAGTAGCAAGCGTGGTCTGTGCTGCCGAGACGGCCGTGGTTCCTGTCCCAACGGCCAAATGTGTAGCGTACGCGCTTGACAGCCCCGCAAGGCGATCACGTAGTAGATTTAGACCGGCATCCACCACGAGATTCTTTATCTCCTGGTCGTCATACACGATGTTTCCATTCGGGCTCATCCAGCACTGGCGGATGTGTACGTTTGCGCTCAAGTCGATCATGAGGTCAGCTCCGAGAATCCGCAGATAGCCGTGCCGACAAGCGGCGCTGTGGGTGCTGCTGTAGTATACGACGATGTGTCGGTGAGTGCCACCTGCTCGCTCGGATTGCGCAAAAGCAGGATGACTTCATTCTCACGGAACTCGACTTTACGCGCTTGCTGACTGAGCGACCCGAAGAATCCTTGCCAACCGCCAACGGCTTCCCCGTCAAGCAGGGTCACGTCAAACTCCATCGTCTGTCCATTGTAGTCTCGGAAAGAAACCGACTCGACCAACCAACTTCCGGTCAGGCCGTGTTGAGTTATAGCGACCGTGCAAAGCTGGCCAGCCCGGAGGCCAGATGTCAGCGTGCGCACGCGCAAGCGTCTGTTGATGCGAGCGTATCGACGCAGTAGCGCGTTGGCATAATCCGTGGCTGAGTTGGTGTCTATGATGTCGGGCGCGTCCACGATCTCATCGTAGTACCCACTCGTGCCTTCGACTGACGCCCGCTGGGCCACTTGGAGGTCGTCCTGTGCAGCAACAAGAATCGGGTACTGCCCTTGATAAGTCACAGCGATAGCAGTCCCGCTTGTTACCGCAGCCGCGCCATTGTCTTGGCTCAAGACAGGAGACCCAGCTTGCCAGTACCAGTCCTTGCCGGTATCAACCTCTCGAATTCCGATCGTTCTCCCCACACCTCCGACTGTGATGAATGTCGGGACGCGACCAACTGGATAGGCCACGGTAAAGGATTTTCGAGTGCCGTCGCCGACGAAGTTTTCAGTGCGAGATGTCGTCAGGCCGAGTCCTGCCTTGATGTATTGTCTGTTGCGGTAGTCCTGTTTGAGATGCTCGACCTCACAAGACATGAAGTTTGGCGATGCGCTTGTTAGTGTGTACGGAGCCGCAACTGTCGATCTGTCAACAAAGTAAAGATTTTTGTCAGGGTCAATCCACCAGCTATAGCCGGTCAGTTCAGCCAGAAGGTCAAACGCAGCATTTCCGCGGAGGTAGTTGAACACGATCTTTGAAAGTATCGGGCCCGTAGCAACGTTTGTCGTGCTGATGCCGTCGCCAACAAAGTCATTGGTGACGATGTCGGTCACGATGCTGCCGAGCGTTTGTGTTGGCGATTCGTATGTTCTGGCGATCACCCGGATGTCTGCAAGGCTATCAAAACTAACGCAATCGACATCAAATTCAAGGTGGGCCGCTTGATTGACGATCACGCGCTCACGCATCGAATCAATCAGGCCTCCGAATATTTTTGAGCCACTCAGCTCGACGATCACCGGATTGCCGATGGCGGGCCGATAGGAACCGTTCAGGCTCACGATCGTAAAGGATGCACGATCACGGCTGTTTAGCGCGGACGATACCTGCAGGCTACCCGCCATCAGGTTAGACGTCCTGTTGACTGTGGCGATGGTCAGCGTGATCATCGAATACCACCAGCTTTGAGCTCGCCGACGATTAGTTGGCCAAGCGCTTGCGCATCATCGCGAGTCCACTTGCCGTTTCCAGTGTAATTTATGACGATTTGAGGTGATGCTTGATTTCCGGCGATGGTTCCGTCTTTGACCGCTTGCTGCAGTGCTTCGGTTGCGCGGCGCTGTGACATGTCACCTGCTATGGCACTTGCATTAACTGGTTCGCTTGCGGACGGGGATTCTTGATCACGCTTGAACAATTTTCCAATTTCCTCTATCGGATTCGAAACGCGCCACGGTTGCATACCGGGAGCATCCGCCAGCTTTTGCTCTGTCTGTGCAATGTCTGCCGCTATTTTTGATGAGAAGTCCATCATCACTGGCTTGAATTCGGCGTATGCGAACTCTTCCATCTCTTTCAACCCGGCATTCCATTTATTGCCGCCGATTAACGGCACCCAATCAGGAACGTCAAAACTAATGGCATTGATTGCCCTGATAACCGCGTTGACTGCTTTAATTATCAGATTAGTGCCACCGATTAGTAGGTTCTGGTACCCGACCCAAGATGCCGTCAAGTAATTGATTATCCCGCCGATCACCACTTCACCAACCTTGGCAAACCCATAACTAAATTTCTGCCATCCAAGCGTCAAAATGTCCCATACCTTGCTCCATCCGCCAAACGCCTGCGCTGCATCGTGCGCCGCCCATACAATCAAGCCAATTCCGACGGCTATTAACGTGATCGGTGCCGTCACCGCAGCCAATATTGCGCCGAATATACCAGTGACACCACCGAGGGCTTTAACTGCTGCTGCCGCGCCCGTGATTGCGTTGCCCCATTGACCAAACAATGATATTCCTGATGTAACTTTTCCGATCATTGCGACAATTGGAGAATCACCAGAACCGAGAAACGTGAATGTCTCGCTTGTCGCGCGCAACACACCTTGGAGTGCATCACCAGCTTGGCTGAAGTCAATCGTTTTCTGTATCGCATTTGCTTGGCCTGTTGCAAGCTCATCATATCGCCTGCGTAGGTCGTCGATTCGTTTATTCTGAGGGTCTAGGCCAGACGTGTTCAGTTCATTGATGGCCTCGCGCAAAATATCTTGCTTTCGCTTGTTTTCGTCAGTAGTTTCTCCCCAATACTTTGAAACTTTATCAATTCCATCGATTTTGGCTATCGCATCCGATACTATTTTGTTTGCTTTTTCCTGCACCGCAACATATTCGGCTGTTTCCTTTTCTAAGCGTTTCCAAGTTATTTGCGTGTCAAGTAACCGCTTCAGATCGCCAGCTTTAACCAAAAAGTTTGTGATGTCACGACCTGCAACAAGATACCCGCTTGCCAAGCTCTCGAGTGACTGCTTGTGCTCTTTAGTTGCGGCAACCGCCTTGCTTCCGGCCTGCTTTGCGGATTCACCCATCCTTGCGCCACTGGATGAGATTGCACCAAGTGATTTAACCGACTCAACTGATGAAGCCGAAAAAACGCCGGTCACGTTATTCATCACCTTGCGGATGTCTCCCGGTAGGCCACCCCAGGTCGAGGCAAAATTCTCTTTTGCGATCATCGCGGCACCGCGCACGGTGTCAAGCGCTCCTACTGCCGTCGCCTTAAAGGTCTCAAACGCAGCCCCTGCGCCTGAGCCAAGCTCAAACTTCGGCATCGTGAACTTCAATCCGCCAAGAGCCGTTTTAATCGAGTCTGGCAACGAATTAAACAGCGCATTGAAGGAGCGCGTTAGCGGGCCGATGAAAAACGATACCGCATTGTAGTATGCAGCTCGAAAGTTTCCGCTCAGAATTTCGAACGCGTTTTTGGCAGCACTCGTGATCGTTTGCCACGCTGAATTAACCCCATTGACCATCGACTGCCACGCGGCTATGAACAAGTTTTTTACCGTATCCCAATTTTTGATGAACGGGTAAGCGGCGAAACTTATAGTCGCAATCGCAGCCACAAGCGGTGCATTAGCCGCAGCCATTGCAACCAGTGCCCTGGTGTATGTTGCAGCCATCGCGACGGCTTGGCGGCCGACATTGACAATGCTCGGCGCGAGTGATGCCGTCATCACTGCAGCCAAACCGACAACAAGTGATTTAGTGCCAGGACCAAATGCCTGATTGAACAGTTGGATAAGCTGACCATCCGTGATCGCGTCACTGATGGCATACGCGGCATTCGAGACCTTGATGAGTGCCGCTGTGAATATCGGCACAGCCGGTCCAACCATTGCCTCGGAGATAGATCCGATGGCGTTTTTTGCTCGATCGAGGGCGCCTGCAAATGTCTTTCCTGCCGCGTCCGCACTTCCACCGAATTCCTTGCTGAGCTCAGCCAAGATGATCTTTTGCGCGCCCATCAGGTCGCCCGATTCCTGCAACGATTTGATCGTCGCCTTCTGGGCGTCGGTGAACGTAACGCCAACTCGGGTGAGCGCGGTGATACCAGCCGTTGGATCGTTCAGTGCCTTGCCCAACTGGATTGCAGCGCCGCTTGCGTCTGTGCCCATTGCCGTGCCAAGGTCGGCCATAATGGCTGTCGCCTGGTTGAAAATGTCGTTGTTTGCGCCTGCCGCGTTCTTGATGTTCGTGAACGTTAAGAGCAGGTTCTGCCCCTTCTGGATGCTCTCAGCCTCGATGCCGGTCTTGCGCTCAATCGAATCTGCGAGCAACGCCACATCTGCTGCCGCGACACCAGCGGCTCCACCTGTTGACTTGATAACCGCCGCCGTCTGGCCAGATATTCTATCTACCTCGGCGAGGGCGTGGATTGCATCCGTGATGCCACTTGTGAACGCACCAAAAGCGCGCGCCGCTAGGTCAGCACCAAGCCCACCTAGGAACGCGCCCTTGAGTGTATCGCCAAAGCTGCTAACTTGCCTTGCCGCATCGTTCAGCCCGCTACCAAGACCTGATAGGTCGGCGTTAATCTTGATAGTCAGCTGTTCTGCCACTAGCGCCGCCCTCTATTTGCTTTGGCGGCCTTCGCCGCTTTTTCTTCTGCATCAGCTTTCAGACTGTAGTATGCCACCCAATCCGTGTACTCGTCGATACTCATGCGGGTGCGCAGGTCAGCGCGCGTGATTCCAAGCTGGGAAGCCAAGTGCAGCTCGAACCACGCATCGCTATCCCGCGTCAGTCTTTTTTTGCTGCAGCCACATCCGTCTTGAGCACTCGACCGATGGCCTCATAAACGCGATTCAACGCAGCAATGCTCTTGTCGCGCAACGGACCGATGTGCTCCTCGCTGAATTTTGGCTCGATAACGCAAGCCAAGAAAAGCGCCTCACTGAACTTAGCCTCGTCTTTTTGCGCCGTCGGAGACTGGCCAGGGCCAGTGGCTGGTATGATCACCTCAGATGCTTTGTTGATTCTCTCAAAAGCAGCACGCGATAATCCGCGCACCTTCACCTTGCCGCCCCACTCAGGGACGTCCACCACCTCAGACGGGATGTCGTCAGCCGCCAGGATTTGCTCGACGCTCAAGAACTCCATTTGTCCTCCTCATGCAAAATACCGGATAGCGCGTGCTACCCGGTACATTGTATCAAACTTGAGAGAATTAGTACGTGCCGCGGGTAACGTTGCCAGTCACTTGGAACTCCGCGCTAAACGTTACGACGTCGCCAACCGCACCGGCGACCTGGTACGACGTGCAAAAGCACTCGCCAGTATAGCGAACATTGCTAACTGTGCTGCCCGCCGGCCCATATTGGAAGCTAACCGATGCAGCCTGGCCAAGGATTGGCGCAAGCACGGCGTCAAGCACGGCGTCCCATTTACCGCCGATGGAGATCGTGGCGTCCCGAAGGCCCACAATGTAGTCTTTCGAGGCATCACCAAACGTCGTGGTTTCAGCTGTCTCAACGACTTGTGGGAAGTCTACGTTGTCGCAGTAGGCGCTGATGTCAGTCAGCGTGCCACCGCTATTGTCCACCCGGAAGTCAGTAGTCCGACCGTGTACGAAAGGCATGGTATTTCCCTCCTATTTCCTTGCCGCTGTGACGGCCAGTGTGCGCGTCCCTGATGCTGCCGAGACATTTACCCGTAAATACCGATTGACCGTACCAGTGGTTGTCTTGTGTTCCCCGCCCGTGCTTGCGTTGGCCGTGAAAGTAATCAGGTCAACCCAGCTTACGTTGTCGGTGCTGTGCTGTATCTTAACCGTGGTCGATACTGAATTGGAAGTAATATGCAGGTTGGCCACCAAGCCATTTGCACTCGAGGCAAGATTGTCAAGAGCGACGGTGTTGACGCTGGTCGCGTAGGTCGTGAGTGCCGCAAGCACCTGGCCTCGATACGCGCCGCTATTCCCGGTGCCATCCACTTGCATTTCAACTGAGACGGCCACCGCGTCACCAACGGCTGATGTGATTTGATACGATGTGTCGTGCGCCTGCACAACGAGTGCACGATTACCAGCCACCGCAGCGCCTTCATCACAAGCTGATAGCGCCGCCGCCGTGCTGTTGCTGAGCAAGCCGGCCATAATGGGATCGATGGCTCCGACTGCGCCGTCCCAGAATCCCGACGCACTCACCGTGCCGTCAATGTGGCCGTTGACGAACTGCTTGGCGACGCCACCGAACGTCGTTGTCTCGCTGTTTTCGACACCGATAGTTTGGTCGATGCTGTTGAGGAACGCGCTCACATCCGTGCCGTTTAGCAAGACCGATATTTTTGAACCGTGGACGAAGGGCATGGCTATCTCCTTGCTGCCGTGACGAGAATTTGTGGACTGCCGGATGTGGTGACGAGCGTGCGCAGGTAACGGTTTACAGGTCCGACCGTTGCGCCTGATTGGGCGAACTTAATGCTGGCGGTCTGGTAGGACGCGAACAGGTCTGCCCAAGTGCTGCCGTCTGGCGAGTGTTGGATGACGACTTGCGTTGTCGCCGCGTTGTTCAGCATGTGGATGTTGAAAGCCATTCCGTTGGTTGTGCCCGCGCCATTGTCGAGTGCTGTGGATGTGCTGTTATTGCCACGGACAGCGAGCGGGGCGAGTACTTGGCCTCGGAAAGCGCCGGTTGGGAGACGAGGGATGAAGATTTCAAATGCGGTTACTTTGAAGCCTTTTGCGGAGTTAGTGGTATTTTTGGCCACACCATGTTGGGTTGACCCAGATGAGCCTGTTGGGGCCGTGAATGACACCCGATAAACTGATCCATACACATTAGTAACGACACCATTTGTTAATGTTGAACTTGCGCCACCATTATTCATAAAAAGATTTGCGTCAGCTGTCGCATCTGTTGCGCGACCAATAACGGGAACACTGTCGTCATTCATCTTCATATAGCAGGAAAAAGTTGCAAAAGTTTGCGTTGGTATCGTCAACACTCTCACAATGTATCTTGTCACCGAGTTGTTTGGGAACTCCACACTATTCACAAAACCGCTTATGCCTCCAGGGGAATTTGTTGGAGAGCCACCGGAAATGTATGACGCCAGCGGTATATCATTCGACCCCGGAAACAGATTCTGCTCCGTCACGCTATTCGCAGCATTGCCGGACCCATCCACCTGAAACTCCGCGCTCACAGCGACAGTATCGCCCACCGCGTTGGTCACTTGGTATGATGTGGCCTTAGCGGACGCGACAAGGGCTTTAGCGCCCAGCGTGTTGCCTTCGTCGAGGATGGAGATTGCGTTGGGGAGGTTTGTGGCCTCGAGCGTGAGGCCGGCTGCCCGAAACGGCTTTGCAGTTGAAAAAGAATTCTTTAAAATGCGCCCAATCGGTATCCCATTGTAATTGGCGTCCACAAAAGACAAAGATTTCTGCACGCGGTATGCTGAACCAGAAAAAACTGAAACATTTGTTCCGTAAACTATGGGACCGAGATTAAAATCACCAGATGTGACCATATTCAAAAAAGGCACTGGGACGCTGTTATCGTCCATTTGAACAACCGCATAAAAGTTGTAAACAGCATTGGCAACAATTTCAGGCGGGGCTTTAGTTGCTTCACGATTGGCTCCATTGTCTCCAAATTGAATGCTCGCCGCAAAACCACTGATCGGCGTGCCAGCATTCGTGACATTCGACACATTCGTATAATTCGCCACCGCATCCCCAGGAGGCAACAGGTTTACATTTTCAAAAAGCCGATTCATCACCGCATCGATGGCATCGGTCGCGCCATCCCAGTACCCGCTCAGCGTGATCGTGCTGTCCCGCAATCCCTTCGTGTACGTCTTGACGGCGCTGCCAAAAACGCTCGTCTCTGACATCTCGCGGCTGATGCTTTGCTCGATACTGTTCAGGAACGCGCTGCACTCCGTGGTGTTGATGAACGTCCGCGTACCCTTGCCGTGCGTAAAGCTCATCGCTACATCCTCGCTGCCGTAATGACGACTGTGCGGGTGCCCAGCGTACCGCTCCAGGTCGCACGCAAGTACCGGTTGACCGTGCCAGTGACAATCTTACGCTCAGCGCCACGGCCAGCCGCGATGGATGCGAAGGTCACCAGGTCGCTCCAGTTGACGTTATCTGTGCTGTGCTGAATCTTGGCGATGGTCGACTGATCGCTCGCGGTGATGTGTAAGTTGGCGATGATGCCGTTACTGCTCGCGCCGCCGTTGTCAATTGCCGAGTAGTTCTGGCTTGCGGATGTGATCGATGTGCCGTTGGCGAGTACGACGCCTCGATGTGTGCCGAAATTGCCGATGCCTGAACCGTCAAGCTGGAACTCTGCGCTCACCTGCACGGCCTCAGACACGCTCGCCGTGATGTTGTATCCACTGGCCAGCCCGGAAGCCACCAGCGCGCGATTGCCAACCATCCCGACTCCGCCCTCGGCAACAGTCAACACTGTGGCTGAATCACTGTCCAGCGCGGCGCTTAGAACCTCATCAACACCCGAGGCCACGCCGTCAAAATATCCGCTCATCGAAAGTGTGCCGTCAACTTGGCCTGCAACGTATGCCTTGCTTTGCGCGGTAAAGGTTGTCACCTCGGCAGTATCAACCGTCTGTGTCTGGTCGATGCTGCTTAAGAACGGGCTCAGGTCGAACCCGTTCGCAAAGATGTTTGCACCTTTACCGTGCGTTGGCATCTTTATGCCTCCTCGGCCTCAGGGGCTGGCTCTACCTCGTTGTAAACTACGTTGCCATTGGGCATAATCTCAGCCTCGATGGCGGGCTCGTCGATCACTTCAGCGCTTGCTTCAATTTGCGCCTGTACGGCCGCCATCAGTGCCTCAGCTTCTGGGTCGTACTCGACAATGCAGCCCTGTTCAAGCAGCCAGCCGATGGACTGCTGAGGGATGTCGGAGCAAACGTCGCCCGGTTCGCGTCGGGTCACGCCGTAATTCAGGCCCACCAGAACCTTGTATTCCTTCTTGCTCACGCTATCACCTCCATGCTGAACTCCACCCCTAGATACTGTACACCCGCAAGCTCGTACACGCCATAACCTTGCGCGCTCATCACGCGGGTAGTCTGCGCATTGCCACCGAGTGTGACGTCACCATCGATGGCCGCACGGATGCTTTGCACGCCATCAGGCGACACGTAGTCGTCAAGCTTGCGCTGTGCCTGGTCTTCCTGCACGTCACAAGCGTATACCCGCACCGGTACCACCAGCCGCATCCGGACGGACCTGAAGCTGTAATCGTACTCCACTGCATTCGGCATACCTACCACCGCGCAGGGCACCATCACGGAGTCTGGTATCGTGTCATACACGTTTAGTGACGTGATCGTCTTGATTCGAGTTCCGATGCCGTCCCGGATTGATTGTATGCTTGCCATTTCACAGCTCCATCTCTCTGACAGCACGTCGAATAATCGCGATGAACTTGCTGCTATTATCTTCGAGCATCCCGCGCAAGTATCGCCTCGGCTTTAATCCGCCGCGCCTCGTGATTGATGTCGCAACAGCGCCAGCACTGACTAAGTTTCGGCGCACCGGACCCCAATTGCTTAGTGCTCCAACCGGCACCACGTGAACACGCCTCGGCCAGTTTGGGTGATCGTGTGTCAAGCCCGTGCCGTACTCCATATACTTGGCGTAAGGCAGTTCGCCAGACGAACCGATAACGCCTATATCGACGCTTAGCATCATTGGTTGATCGTCAACTTTATGAGTGATCGATGCACGGAGTCGACCAAAATCAACAGGCGCCCGGCGCTTGCTGTCTGTTTCGCCCATCCGGCCAATTTTGTTCAGCGCAACCCGCAATGGCTCGCGCACGAACCGATCACTGTGCAACTTCTTTATGACGGCGTCCGCGTCAATATCCACTCGAATCCTAGCATCCATATACTGCTATCTTTCGGTACTGAGCCAGCAAACTGTTGACCTCAGGATCCTTTGACGATACTCGCGAGAATCCAAGTTCAGGCGTCCCGATCACGCCGAACGCCGCGTCCCGCCTCTTGAAAAAGCGCACAGCCAAAATCAGGCAAGCCTGGTTGATCGCCTGTGGATGCGATCCCGTCGCGTTGTATCCCCAGCTTCCGTTGATACGCACCCCGCGCCGACCGTGCGGGAAGTTCAGAGTCGCAAGATGACTTGTGTACACAGAACTATATGGCGCCGTCCCTGGTTCCAATTCAAAGTCGTTGGGCCCAAGCGCGACGTATTGGCGATCACCGGTATCTACAGCGATCTCAGTGACGCTAAGGAGATCATCCGGCAATGAAAGGTAGTCCGGCTCCTCGGCCTCAAAAAAACGAATCGCGGATGTCGAGAAAAACACCCTCCGCGTAAAATTGTCAATCGCCCGGCTAGCGGCCTCGATGGCAAGCTCAAGACGAGAGTCGTCGTTGGTGCTCGTCGTGCTCAAATACGCCTTGATTTGCGATAGGGTCGCGTAGCCGTTCGTGATTGCCATAACTACCCCGCGTGTGCATTTGCGACGCAGGTGACCGCGCCGCTTGAGTAGTTCGATATTCTAGCCCTGAAATACGTCGCACCACCAATTAAGTCACAAGTCGTGATCGTCGGTGCTGTAATTGTTTTAACTTTGGTGCCTGGGTTGGTGCTGGTTAAATCACTGGCTGATATTTCAAACCAATTTACGTCGTCAATCGTGATTTCAAGATGAACACTTGCATTAAATGTGCCCGTTATTGATATGATCACGTGATTAAAACCGTCTAACAATAATTTAGTTCCGTTGCCATCTGCCGCGGCGGCATTTTGCAAAACAACTGGCCCACTATTCGACGATTTCATCTTGCACCTTCTTTGGCCGGCCTCGCCGGATTATCTTGTCCTCAGTCTCGATGCTCGTTGTCACGTACACCTCGTCTTTGGCAAGAACAGGCTCAAGCGCCATCCAGCTGCCAGGAGAATCAGTGGATAATGCTTTCTCAAGCTCGGCGTTATCCACGGTATCTCCGGCTTGCCAAGACCCGAGGCTGCTCTTGTATTCGCTGAGACATCTCAACATTAAATGCCGTCCAGCTCTTGCAATATATAAACCGACACAAGCAGGTCCGAGGTTGTTCCGTTCCAGGTCGCGCCCGTCGTAATTCCGATTCCTACTCTATCACCAGCCCTCAACGTTACTTTGCCACGTGGGATCTTCACCATGCCAGCTGCTAGCGTGGTGATAGCTGTCGAAAAGTTTGCGTTCTTTGTGTTGTTTACAAACACGTGTACCGTCAGAGTTCCAACGGTTGCGGCGGCGCTTAGGTCTGAGACAACCGCGCACAATTCACCATTGAATGGCACCGTAATATTAGTGACTTGATTCGATGCATCATTCAGACGAACGTCAGTCTGGGAGGCTGTGACGTTCGCTTGAAAGAAATTCTTACAGACCATCTGACCTTTGGCGAGCTCTCTTGTAATTTGCATAGCACCCTCCTTAAGGCAAAGCCGGGGTCTCCCCCGGCCTGCCGATCTC